AATCTCAGCATTCATAAATCTGTAGTCATTCTTGAAGTCACCCTTTTCATTCTCGAAATGGATTCCTGTTGGAATGGTCGCACCGTTTCTCTCACCGGATAACACAGTTATGTTTGCCTTTTCTTTGTACTCCGGACACTTCAAGTGGATGTCTAATTTACCCATCTGAGGCATACCGAATGTGCCAGACATTTCTGTCTGTGGCTTGTGGAAAGACCCCTGCAGGATCACAGATCTGTCTTCAGCCATGGAGTCGATTGTAGTTTCCTTATCGTCTCCAGTGATCTTGACAAGATCTAAGAATCCCAGTCCATGCGTATGTTTAACGATGTCTTTTAAGATGTCTATCATAATGTTCTTATTGTATATGATATTTAGGTCTTAGTCTAGTGTTATTTCACGGACTTTGTACACAACTGGATTTTGTTTACCAGGCTTACGGAATATGGCGTAGTTCGCACCAGCTCTGAATTGATTCATCTCTACAACCTCATATCCCTCATCTTTGATCATTTGTGTCATAGCGGTCTTGGTGTTGTAGTTCCAGTAACCACGTTGGGCATTGATAAGATCAATGTCATAGTGGCAATCAGCATATTGAATTAAGCAATAGCCTCCTGGTATCAACACTCGCTTGATGTCGTGTAGATATTGCTGGACGTGTTGCTGTGTGAAGAACACAAAGGTGTCCCAACTGAACACAAAGTTACAACTCGCCTGAGGTATGTTTGAACATTCGGTGTCGCGAGTCTTGTAAAATTTTAGATATTTTTGGTGTGCAGGAGGAAACTTTTGCCGTATAGGCGGCTCAATTCTGTGTGTAAGATCTAAGAAAAAGTTTAATTTCCATGCTCTGAAATCCATGGAGAACATTCCATTACCAGGACCGATTTCTAAACTGTTATACAGATTGTTCTTTCCAAATTGGAATATCTTGCTTTGTATCTGTTTGGCTAGTAGTTCATCAACATTTGGTTTCTGTTTTTTATGTTCTAGATCTTTATAAAACCATTCCGGGGTTTTGTCTAATCTGTTAATCACCATGGAATTATTAGCATCAACAGTCAATGCTAGGTCCTTGAGTATCTTGAGGTTGGAATCGATTAATCCTTGCAGGTCCTCTTGCTTGACCCTTTCTAGTTTTTCGATCAATAATTTTATCTCTTCTATGCTTAACATGATAGTATTTAAAATTCAAACAGTTTGTTGAATGTGTTCGTGGTCTCAGTGCTCTGCACGTCCCACCCCAACACGCCTATTAGGTTGTCGATCTTTTGATCAAGTATCGTAGCCTCCATGGCATCACCATCGAATGGTAGTTCCTTGAACCATTCTGGTATACGCATCTCATCTACGGGATATGCTATGCTGGTGTATCCAAGCGGATTCTGTTTCAGTTTACACACGATGACCTTGGCACCATCCGTGATTGGCATGCTGTACTTGTCACCGTACATCTCCCTGCACCTGTTCCAGTTCATGCTGGCCCTAACATGTCCTGGCATGTTGGTCTTGCCTGCCTTCTCTTCCGCCGCTGTGTACTTGGTCATGTTGTTGGCCCTCTTGGGAGAACCCTTCTCCCAACCTGGCCTTGATTTGAACTCTGCCCTGAACTCGCTGATCTTCTCTAGCACCTGCTGTTCAGTGTGGCCGGTCAGCACCATGTACAGCAAGTCACTCAGGAAGTCCTGCACGAACACAGGAGTGTCTGAACGTTTGAGATCAAGTCCCATGGCCTTCATCTTGCCCTCCTTGCCTTCTACATCGGCACGTTTGCCTTCCTTGTCATAGTAAAGGACCGCATATCTTTTCTTTGTGATGAACAGTCCTTTTGATGCTACCAGTTCTCGGCCCGCCGCGATCACTTCTCCACGTGTGCTCGGACAGTGGAAGCCCTTGGTCATGAACGCTTTGAATGATCCATTGACCTCATCCGCTATCCTGTCATACAGTGCCACAACGGAATCTTTTGTCCATGGTATAATGCCCTCGTTGATCTCTTTCTGTAGTGTCTTGTATGCCGAGAAGTACACGGAATCTGTGTCTCCATACACCACACTCTCGCCCTTGTGATCGTACTTGCCTGCAACAATCTCATTGACTTTGCTGGCCATGTGTTTTGTGATACATCTGCCTGTGAGTGTAACACTCTGTCCTATCCTTATGTCAAAGAATCTACACCCTGGGTTCAGGATTGCACCATACAGACTGTTTAGATTAATTTTCTTCACAAGTTGTCTCTTGTCCCAGTACTCCCTCTCGATTTCGTTGTTGCCACACTCACGCATCTTCTTCTGCATGTCCTGTCTTTCTGCGTACCAACGTTTCAGTAATCCTGGAATAATCGCTTCATACTCATAAGTGAATATGGTCCCATTGGCACTCAACATCCATTTGTTGTTGCCGTCGAATACGATCTCATACAGTTGTGCCGCACTCATACGCACACTGGTCTTGTCCTCCCAGTCCACGATTATCTCCGTGCCCTTCTCTTGATTCATCACTGCTTGGTACTCCCAACTGCCGAACTGGCTGTCCCAGGCCGCCGCGAATGATTTCTTGGCGTGTTTGGCCCTGTTTATTTCTGCAGAAGTTATCACAGGACGTATCTGTCCCACTATGGTCTCCGGACCCATGTTAAGTGCCCTGATCACACTCGGATACAGTGAGTTAATGTCAACAGATCCAATCCAATCGTGTATTCCTTTCTGTGGTGTCGCCACGTGGGCTCCTGCGGCTGGTTGGTTCTCTTCACCGTCTTTCTTGTATTTTCTTGCAGGTACTTGCATTCCACGTCTATGTGTCTCGTTCACTATGGCCTGTTCAGTAACTGCCACAGCACCCATTGTTGTTTGCAGTAGCACTGTGTTCTGGTGTGCTATCTCGTTGGCAAGTTCTATGAACTTCAACTTCTTCTCAAGTTTGGCCAGCAGTGCGGTATCCTGTCTGTTGTATTCTATGAACAATCCAAAATCATTCTTGTAGAGATTATCAAGTGATCCCTCATACACGGTCTTCCTTTCTCCCAATTCATGTTCGCCTATGGCGTCTAGTCTGAAACTGTGTCTTTCCTCGTATGTGTATTTCCTGTATAGTTCAAGTAAGTCGAGATGCACCCTACCCACTAGATCAAAACTCAACTGCTCCCTGCCGTATTTCTCAAACACTCTCTTCTTTGGCTTCTCTCCCCAGAAACACAAACGTCTTGTATCATCACCACTCAATACTTTCTGTATCCTACCCACTGTGTATGGGATATCATAACCCTCACTGTTCCAACCTGACAGTATGTCTGCGTCTTGAACCAGTTCAAGGAATGCGTCCAGCATGTCTTTCTCTTTCTCGAAAAGCATGGTGTTGTCGAATCTTTTTGTTAGTTCCTGTGCGTCCTGCATACTGAGTGTTTTGGGTGGCACGGCAAACGTCACCAGTTGGTCCGTCCAGCTCATGTAACAACTTATGGCAGTTATGGGCATGAACGGATCATCTGTTGTTGAATAACCTCGATCGGGATCGAAGTCAACTTCAATATCAAAAAACATAACATTCAGTTTGGGCGTCTCCTTGCCCAAGTAGTTCTCCTCGAGACATCTGAATACAGGATTTATGTCATTCTCGTACAGTTGCTTGTTGGATCTAATCCTCTGTTCCTTTATGAATTCCTTGTGTGTGGCACACTGCACCCTCTGTAATGGTGCACCGGTCATTGACCTGTGTTTCCCCCTTGCGTCCTCGTAGTAGAACACGTACCTGGCGTCATACTCCGTGAATATCCTGCCCTTCTTGGGATCACGTTCTACGACGTATATCTTGTCCTCATCTTTTTTGTATAGGGCGTCTATGTAACTCACAATAGTGCTTGTATCTTTTCTGCAATAATTTTATTTCCATCCTCTGACATGTGATTTATATCTCCTGGATGTTGTTTGAAAATATGGTTAAAGTTGTGCGTAATTTGTTTTGTGTCTGCAGGATCATGTAATGTTATGTGTATCGTGTTTGACAACTTCATAAGTTTGTTTACAAGCAAATTATAAATGTCTTCCTGATACTCGGGATCATAATAGTTTTTTAGATACTCGTTTACTATCTTCATGTCATTGTTTATTTTACTATAATATTCAACATCATTCAACATAAAATCATTATTAGATCTAGTTGGATTACTTTTGTGTACAGGATGAATCCTCGTGTGTACTCTCCATGGAGAGGTATGACAGATTATCGCCCGATCAAACTTTAGATTTTTGATCACTTGTTTGTAAATTTTATATTCACCAACACCGTTTTGTGAGAATATTCTAACATCTCGTCCCAGCATACCTACCCAGCCATTACGGTTGACAGCAAAACTGTCACCAAAAACATAAGTTGTCATATATCTCCTAAAGTTTTGATAATTTTGTTATAAATTGGTTCGTGTTTCAAGTATTGCTTAAAAACCTCACTGCCATAATGGTTGCCGTCATTCGGTGCCTGTCCTATATAGTATGAAAAATTCAGTGGTGCCATTTCAAGCATGTTTTTTCTTGGTATGTAATCTGGCATATGTTCTATATTACCGTCCTGTTTAGACGAGGACGAAGGAGGATTTGTGGGATCATAATAGAATGTCCAGTTATAAGGTATGTTCAAAGTTTCGCATAAGGTTAAGCAATTAAAAATTTGTGCCAGTGACTGAATGTTGGTTGAGTTATGATCTTTCAGATCATACATATAGGAAAAAATTCTTTTAAGAATATTTTGGCCCAGCCAAGAGCCCGTATAACCTCCACTGCATACCCAGTTTTTTTCTATTTGCTGAAAGGCCTCTCGTCCCGTATGTATGCCGGTACGCGATGATTGAAATTCATAGTTATCTAGTTTGACTTTACTATTGAACGGCAAATCTAATCTGTTCAATCCTGTAAATTTAAAAAACACGTAATCAGGCTTTGGCCTATAATGTAAAAATTCAAAAAAACTTCCAGAAATATAATGATTCCCTGCTCCTAGGATTGATAAGTTTGTTAAGTTATAGGTGTTTTTACGATCTTTTAAAATCACATCGGAAAAATCTTTATGGATATTAACTCCTGTGCTACCACCTATAAACAAAATATTTTTTTCCATTACAATACTACCACCAATAACTGGCCACGCCGTAGCCGTAGACATTTATGATTGCGAAGTAGCCAGTGATCATCATCACGAACGCGGCTTCTCTCCTGTATGAAGCATAACATTGTGTCATGGCTCCTATGAAGAATCCCGGATAGATTATCGTCATGTCTGGGTCTGCGGCCGTGATCGCTAGTGTGAGGCTGGCCCCAACTGTAAATATGAAACTGACCAGTTCGAAGTAGAACGCTGTCCGGTCACTCTCAAAACTGCGAAACCAGAATGATCTCACTTTCGCTAACATTAAAGTTTGCCAGCCGTGTTAAGTATGCTCTCCAGCGTGTCCATCTCATCTGCGATGTTCTGGTAGTTGCCCTTGTGTGCGACCGATATCGCCTTGTTGATCAGTGCTGGTTTCAATTCTAGTTCTTCTGATATTGCTTTTACTGTGTCTTTCAATCCACCTTTCAAGTCCTCGACTTCGCCAAGCACCTGTGATCCCTGTGATATAATTTGTATTAATTTTTGCTTTTCAGCGTCATTGAAGTTTCTTACTGCCATTTTTTCTCCTGTTGTTATCCAACAAGTATATAACAGATCTTTGCTGAATGCAAATTATTTTTTCTTTTTGGTATTCACGTTGATTGCTTTACCACGTCTATTTGGATTAGGATCTTTTCTTCTTTTCCTTGCGGCCGCACTTGCCCTGCCTTTTTTGCCTAGTGCGTATGCTTTCTTGGCCGGTAAGCATTTGGGTTTGCCCTCGCCTTTGGATTTGCCACCACATGATCCTCTGATCTTACCCTTTGGACCCATTCGCACCCATTTGTCCTTGAACCATTTCTTGAGGTCCTCGTTCAGTGTTTCTTCAAAAACCAACTCTCCACAGTTGACACATATGTCTACGTCTTCCTTCTTGACGCAGTTGGGCACACGTTTGCCGAACATGGTCTTCATGCCCTTCTTGGTGTAGCCTTTCCAACACTTCTCCGTGATTATCTCACTGGCTCTCATTACTTCTTCTTGCTGTTGCCCCAGTTGGCCGCACCCTTTTTACGACACTGCACTAATGCACCACTGGCGTAGGCCGAAGGCCATACTTTGTATCTTGATTTCACTTTGTGATAGCAGGCATCCTGTTTCTCTGCCAATTGCTCGAACTCTTCCTCTGTGATTCCTACTACTTCACGGATCTGCATGTTACCACTTCCTACATGACCAATATCTCGCTTTGGTCTTTGGTCCTGGGTTGGCACAGTTGTGTCTTGCCCTGAATGATTTTCTCGCTTTTGGATTTGATTTCCTGATCCTCATTGTGGGTCTCTTCGCACTTGTACCACCGTGTCCGAAGTTAACTTTTTTAACATTGCCTGTTTTTGGATCTTTCACGTACACTTTGAATTTCTTGACATCACCACGCATGGGTTTGTTGAGTGGAACTTTCCTGCCTTGGTACTCTGCGTCAAACAGTTCCGTCTCGTCTTCTGGGAAACCCAATGGACCAAGCACTTCCTCGAAGTCCTCGTCTTCTTCGATGTCGAACTCATCACCTTCTGGCATAGGTGTGTATTCATGTTCGTCTAATGCTACCAAGGCCTCTTCAGCGTTCTTCAGTGATTGTATCGCTGATTTCTTAGCGTCATCATCCACTGAAAGTCTTTCGATCCTGTCTTTAATTACTGAGATGTCCAATAGTATTTTCGTGAATTCCATCTTTTCATCATCTGCTAATTCGTTCATTTCGTTTGTGGGCACGTTAATGCCATCAATCCTGTTCATGATATTTCTGATCTCTATCATTG